AAGGACAAATTCAAGAAGTCCGAGGAGCGCGGCGTCAGCCTTTTCGAGTACATGGAGCTGGACAAGCTGAAAAGCCCGGAGCGCAAGAACGAAATGCTTGATTACATCGGCACTGAGAACTTCAAGTACAAGCTGAAACAGGCCATCAATGATGAAGCTGCAGAGGCGCGTAAAGCCCTATGGGTAGAGCAGCTGAGTACCTTTGCGACGCAGATCACCGACAAGACCGGCTATAAGAGAGTCAATAGCTTCTATACCAACGGAGAAGTCAAAGTGGATCGCCCGGAGGATGCCGATACCATTGAGTATTTCTTCTTCGTCGAAACATGGGGCTATATTGTGCTGATGGTCAAGGATGAGCCTACCACCCTTACCCCGGAGGAAGAAGCGAAAGAGCGCGAGGAACAGCTGAAACAGGAGCGAAAGGACGCCGCAGTAAAGGCACTGTCCGAAGCAACCGCCCGCGCCTATGAGCTTCGCGCCGACTTCGTGGCTACCGTTTCCGCAGCCGCCATCAAAAAGCGCCTTGCGGACATCGTGGCGTTGTGGGCCTACGCCGAATACTGGGATGATACCGGCTGGCTCACCGAAGAGGAGATCGCGCAGGCTACCGGTGCCGAGACTCTTACCGAAGAGGACGAGGATAGCGAGGACGATGCCGAATTTACGCTCCAGGCCGTGACCGACGCAATCGGCAAGACGCCTGAAAAGGCGCTCCTGCGAATGATCTATGCGCGCCTGGGCGACGGAAAGTCCGAGGGCTATTTCCGCAGCTACTGGAACAGCTACACCATGAAGCACGAGGAAAACGAGAAGCTGGACCGCATCTATGCGCTGCTCGTCAAGCTGGGCTACGAGATGTCCGACGATGAAAAGGCGCTCCAGGACGGAACACATGAGCTTTTCGAGGAGGCGACCGACGAATGAGAGCATCTGCCTGCAAAGGCTGCGGCGCGGCTATCGTCTGGATCAGAACACCCGGCGGGAAGTCCATGCCGTGTGACGCCACCCCGCGCTATTACATCGAAAAGCCCCGCTCCGGCAGTAAAAAGATCGTCACGCCTAACGGCGAGGTCATTTCCTGTGAGTACACGGAAGATCCGCACAAGGCCACCGGCACCGGCTTCGCTCCCCACTGGGGGAGCTGCCGGGCGGCAGGCAACTTCAGAAAGTGAGGGTGGCGGTGGTATCTCTGTTTATCTTCATTCTTGTATTGCAGTGCGTGAGTCAAGAAAGGCTACCCGCCCCTACAGCGGAAGAGTTCACGTCAATGGCGCTGTGGGTGCTCTGCGACATCGAGTTATTGAAACTTGTGTTCGGGAAACGATAAGGAGGCACAAAATGCGACAGGTAATATATCAACGAGGAATATCTGGTGAAAAATATGGCATTTGGAACTGCCAGAGCAAAGAGTTTCAGTTTGGGATTTCTGAAGACACCCCTATGCTTGCCGTTGCTCGGCTTCATCAGAAAATCGGCAATGATGCGCGGAAAGGGCGTTTTGAACCGCGCCCCCTTCCACACACCAAAAAGGAGAATTGAATGGGAAAGTTTGAAGAACTGCTCGATTTTATCAATGAGCTGAATGAGAACGGGCGCATTCTGTACGACGATTACAGCTACCTCTTCGATTTGGCTTCTGAGCTGGGCGAAGCGGAGAATGCCCTTGGCGCAGCCAAAGTCGATATTGCCGCCTTGCTGTGGCTGAATGGCAACTGCGAATACTGCGAGCATGGAGAGAAAGAGGAATTCAGCGGCGCGAACAGATGGCATTGCCGCCTCGGGAATGGCATAGACTGCCGCCCTGTGTGGCGCGGGGCTGCAACGAAGGCATCTCTGCCGGAGATGCACAAAGCAGAGCCGACTTCGCTTCGTGCAAAGCCCAGCCGCGCGGAGACTATGTTCGGGCCGAAAGAGACATGGGCTACCCCTGATAGGGCAGAAGCCAAGGAGACCACGCCGAAGACATACAAGGGGTTTCTGCTTATTCGGTGCGCACAGTGCGGAGATTTGCGAGGCTTTTGTGTCAAACAGCCCATCTCGTCTTATCGGTGTGCGGCCTGCGGTGGAGAAACGCCGCTGCACGATCTCACGTCGGCGCACATCCGCTGTAAGTGCGGGAAGAGCTTCAAGTATCGAACGAACATCGAAGAGGACAGTATCACCTACAACTGCCTTTCCTGTGGTGCGCCGGTCGACCTGGCCTATAACAAGAAAGCTCGCGCCTATCAGACGGTGCGGTGATGCTCATTATCACCGTTCACGTCAATGCTCCGGCAGGACAGGCCATTGGCATAAAGGAGCAGATTGCTCAGGATTTGGAGCGATACGGAGATACCCGTGTGGTGTCGGTAGAGGTAGTGCAGCCAACATACCGGCAAATGCAGATTGGAGAGACTGTCAGCCAGCAGGGTGGCAAGAGGAAGTAAGAACAGATTGGGGTGAGCTATTACGACGCTTTCGGAATTGAATCAGCATTTTGAGCTGATAGAGAAACTGGCAAGGGCAAGGGAGATGCTACAGTCCTTGCGTGACGCGGCTTGCCCCGGCGCGGCTGCCCTCACAGGTATGCCGCATACTCCCGGCATAAAGGATAAGGTCGGCGACCTCGCAGCTGAGATCGTGGATATGGATGCGCGTGTCGGCTTTCTGGAGGAAGAGGTCAAGGCCAGCGAGGGGCAGATCATGCCGTTCATTCAAGGCATCGACGATGACCAGACGCGCCTGATCTTCCGGCTGCGCTTCCTGAGAGGGCTCGCATGGAAAGAGGTCGCAGCGGTCATAGGAGGCCGCAATTCGGAAGATTCGGTAAAGATGGTGTGTTACCGCTACCTCGGTAGTTAAAAGCTGTTCTTCGCTGTTGCAACTCGTTTCTTGATATTCCCCGCACCATGTATTAGGATTAGACTCGTAAAATCCTACATAAGCCAGGCGGCCATCCCTCGTGGGGTGGCCGTCATTCGTTTGGGAAGGAGGTTGAGGCCTGCGCGTTACTCCTTGCGCGCCGGTCATGCGCCGGGTCCGATGTTCGCCAGCAGAGGGCAGCGGTGACATCATAAAAGGAGATTTCCAAAATGTTCGGAATTGTCATTCTGGCCGTCTATGCGGTGCTGATGATCGGCGTCACGCTGATGTTCACCCGAAAGACGACCGACGCAGAGGGCTTCCATGTGGCGGACCGGCGCATCGGCTCGGCGATTGCCGCCATGAGCATCGCCGCCACTTGGATTTGGGCTCCCTCACTGTTCACTTCCTCGGAGATGGCCTATACGCGCGGCATCCCGGGGATGTTCTGGTTTACGGTACCGAATGTGCTGTGCCTGATCCTGTTTATCCCCTTTGCAAAAAGGATCCGGGCGCAGTACCCGGAGGGCATCACCTTGACCGGCTACATGGCGGAGCGCTATCACTCCGGCAAGGTCAAGTGCGTCTACTCCTTCCAGCTCGGCGCGCTGGCCGTTCTTTCAACGGCAGTGCAGCTGCTCGCTGGGGGAAAGACGCTGGCCCTCATTACGGGACTGCCATTCTGGAGCATGACGCTCGCCCTGGCAGCTATCGCATATTCCTACTCCCGCTTCTCCGGGCTGAAAGCCTCCATCATCACCGATGTCGTCCAGCTGGGCATTATTCTCATGGGTGGCGCTCTGCTGGTCGTTCTGAGCCTTCGTATGACCGGCGGTTTTGACACGGTACGGGCAGGGCTCGGTGCTGTCTCCGGAGAATATACTTCGCTCACCTCCTCCACGGGCATTGAGGTCCTGCTGGGCTACGGTCTGCCGATGGCTGTCGGTCTGATCTCCGGCCCATTCGGGGACCAGTGCTTCTGGCAGCGAGCTTTCGCAATCAGGCGCGACCGCATCGGCAGATCGTTTTTTGCCGGTGCGTTTTTGTTTGCGCTCGTTCCGATCTGCATGGGAACGGTGGGCTTCCTTGCCGCAGGCTCCGGCTTTGTGGCCAGCGACACCGGCATGGTCAACTTTGAATTCGTTTCCTCGCTGCTTCCGACATGGGTGCTGGTCCCGTTTCTGTTTATGATTATCTCCGGCCTGCTCTCTACAGTGGATAGCAACCTTTGCGCGGCAGCATCGCTCACGACAGACTGGCTCGGCATTGGGAAGGACACGGTGCAGACTTCGCGCCGCACCATGCTTTGCCTGCTGATCGTGGCTATCGCCATCGCCAACATTCCCGGCCTGACGGTGACATACCTGTTCCTGTTCTACGGAACGCTCCGCGCTTCGACGCTGTTGCCGACGGTCATGACGCTGCTCGGTAAGAAGCTGACGGGCAAGGGCGTTTTTGCCGGTGTGCTGACCGCGCTGTGTGTCGGGCTTCCGATCTTCGCCTACGGCAATCTCGCCGGCATTCCGGCTGTGAAAGCGGCAGGCAGTCTGACGACCGTCCTGTCCAGCGGCCTTGTCGCCGTTATCGCCTCGAGAAAGGCGGTGAGAGCATGAGTCTCGGGAGGAAGCAGAGGATCGACAACAGCGCATGGCTGGAAGCCGTTGCAACTATCGAAGAAGCCGTTTCCCGCGCAGAGCTGGACGAACTTACTGCCGCGACCGTGGCGGACATCAAGGCCGTGACGGCTGGGAAGTGCGCTGCCTACGCATGGAGCGCTGGTAAGGACAGCATTGTCCTTGGTAAACTTTGTGAAGCGGCCGGCGTCACCGATAGTATGATCGGCGTGTGCGACCTGGAATACCCCGCCTTTGCCGCGTGGATCGAGGAGCATAAGCCGGCAGGCTGCGAAGTCATCAACACGCATCAGGATATCGACTGGCTGGTGAAGCATCAAGAGATGCTTTTCCCCAAGGACTCCGCCGCGGCCGGACGATGGTTTTCTATCGTGCAGCACCGAGCGCAGCGTGAATACTTCAAGGCGCACGAGCTGGACGTCATCATTCTCGGCCGCCGCCGTGCGGACGGCAATTATGTCGGTCGCAACAGCAATATCTATACCGATGGCAAAGGTGTTACGCGATTCAGCCCGCTCGCTGCGTGGAAGCATGAGCACATCCTTGCCTATATTCACTACCATCAGCTCCCGCTTCCGCCGATCTACGGCTGGAAGAACGGATATCTGTGCGGCACTCACCCGTGGCCCGCCCGCCAATGGACGGGCAGCATCGAGAACGGCTGGCACGAGGTCTACGATATCGACCCCGGCATCGTCCTTGCGGCGGCTGAAAAGATCGACAGCGCTCGCGCCTTCTTGAAGGGGGTGCAGGCATGAAGGTCATAAAGAAGCCTCTGACCGAGCTGCGGCGACCGGATCGGAATGTCCGAATGCACACCGACAAGCAGCTGAAGGAGTTCCGCCGCTCTGTCGAAATGTTCGGTCAGATCCGCCCCATCGTGGTCGACGAGGACGGCGTTATTCTCGCCGGCAACGGCTTGTATGAAACGCTGCTCTCCCTCGGCCGCACAGAGGCGGACTGCTATGTCGTGTCCGGACTGACTGAGGCGGAGAAGAAAAAGCTCATGCTGGCCGATAACCGCGTCTTTGACTTGGGCGTTGACGATCTGGCCGCGCTGGACGCTTTTATCCTTGAGCTGAAAGACGACCTGGACATTCCCGGCTACGAAGAGGATCTTCTCCGTGCGATGGTGATGGAGGCTGACGAAGCCAGCGACGCCCTGCTTGAGTACGGCACCATTGAGCCGGAGCAGGCTGCGGCCATCACCGAGACGCGCGAGAAATACGCCGCCCGGGAAGAAGCTGCTGCGGCGCAGGCTGAGGAAGTCGCACCCGCACAGAGCGGCACGGCGTCTTCCGCCGAGCCCGCTAAGAGGTTTATCCTCTGCCCGAAATGTGGTGAGCGGATATGGCTGTAAAGCGCATCAGCTCAGACATCGACGTTGTGACTGCGGCGCGCCAGCGGATCAAGAATGTATTTTCCAACGGCGTCCCCGTATACCTCTCGTTTTCCGGCGGCAAGGACAGCATCGTTCTCGCCGACCTGACCTATAAGCTGATCCAGGCTGGAGAGATCAATCCCTCGCAGTTGACCGTCCTTTTCGTGGACGAGGAGGCAATCTTCGATTCCATTGAAGCAACGACCAAGGCGTGGCGGAAGAAGTTCCTGCTTGCCGGCGCCAAGTTTCAATGGTGGTGCATCGAGGTCAAGCATTTCAGCTGTCTCAATGAGCTGTCCAGCGATGAAACCTTCGTCTGCTGGGATCGACGCAAGCGCGATGTCTGGGTGCGGCAGCCGCCGCCCTTTGCCATCCGCAATCACCCGCAGCTCCGGCCAAGGATCGACAACTATCAATCCTTCCTGCCCCGCGTGACGATGGACGGCATCATGATCACCGGCGTCCGCGCGGCAGAGTCCATTCAGCGGCTCCAATACATGGCAGCACTAAATATGGGCGCAAAGGGCATCACCGGCACAAACACCATCTATCCCATCTACGACTGGAAGACGGCGGACGTCTGGCTGTACCTGCGAGACCAGCGCATCGAAGTCCC